CAGCCTTCTTAGTGGTCATTTCCTCGAATCGGCCGGTATCAACTAACCCTTTCGCTTCGTCTTTGTCGTCAATTTCGACCACATAGACTAATTCTGGTAAATCTTCTGATCCTACATTCTCAAGCGTACAGATGTTGCCCCATAGCGCTTGCTCTGTTCCTGCTTCAAGCTCGCCTAGCGGTGTGTAATTCGCGCGTAATTTCATGATTAAACCCTGAGTGATTGGAAAAAGGGGCGACTAGCGCCCCGCACATTTTAGTTATTGATTGAAGGCAATCGAGCCAAGCCGCGACGGTTAAAGCTCGCGAAGTTAGCGTACTGCTTCACACGCCAGATGCTGGAGTCTTTCGCTTCCTGTGCACCAACAGCCTCGACCTGAATACCACCGGGCACAGACTCTGGGTGAATGCCGGCAACACCCACTTTCTGACTACCATCGTCAAATACGCCGGCGTAAACCGAAGTCAGCGCACCACCGGTAAGAGCGGCACCGTTAGCGGTCTCAGCCACTGACAGAAACTCATTCTTGAAGATGGGTACACCTTCATAGCCGATAGTGGTACGGCCACCGGGAAGGGTCACAACCCAGTCAGCCGGCGTTCCACCCAATGCACGTAACAGCACTTTGTAAGCGCGGATAGTACGAGCAGGCATCATGAGCCAGTCAACCATTCCATCTTTCGACTTAACTAAGTCCATAAGCTCATCCAACAATGCAAAGCTAATGGCTTGCCCTGCCGAGGTGCTTGTGAACTGAGCAGCATCAACCATAGAGTGGATGCTGTTCATGTTGGGAGTTGAGCCATCACCGGTTGCCATGCCTGTCTGGAATTGACGCCCAACAGATTTAGCTTTGGAGCTGATCTCCACTGCGATCTGATCGACACCAGCACTAGCAGACTGCGCCTGTACAAGTCCGTCCATCTCTGCATCACCAATGATCTTGGTGGCAGTGAAGAGGGCCTGGGTGGTAGTAGAGGCTGCTTTATGGGTAATGGTCGCGTCAACTGCATAGAAACCGGAGTTTCCAAGCGCGTTTTCACGGTTTACCACAAGGGCCTGACCTGTGTAGCCGACGAAAGGGAGCACGTCGAACATGGGATTGACTGAGATAATGTCTTCTGCGACACCCGCTACAATCTGGTTGTTAATCAATTTTGCTGCTTCGGCTAGTGTTTGAGTAGCCATAGGTAAATCCTCTGCGACTAACTAGCCTGTAACAGGCCTTGCGCTATTTTTTGAGTTGAAGTTAATGTTTGTTTATTGCCACCGCCGCCAGCGTGTGAAGGAGCGCCGCTCCCACCTTGATTACTGCCCTTAATGTAACGTGCGTATTGCGCGTCTTCTTTAAGATCAGATACCAATTCTTTAATACCCTTGTACGTGCCGTCACCCTTAACACCACCTTTGACTCGGGCCGTGGTTTTGCCGTCTATCTCTATGGTTTCAAGCATGGGCTTGGCTTTGTACATGAGAAAATCAAGGGCGCTTTCATCGACCGCAACCCCCGACAACTCACGGGTAAGCTCGCTATCAACCACAAGGCGCTGTATCTCGCTCTTGTAGCCATCTAGCAGGCCTTTATTGTCTGTAACGTCTTTCTTGTACTGCTCTGCCCACTGAGATTTCTCGGTGTCATGGGCCTCGATCAATTTATCAATCTGCCCCTTGTCAACAAATCCGGCTTTCTTTTGATCGCCTAACTCAGTGCGAAGCTTGTTGTAATCCTCTAATGAGAAGTCATCCCCTAGCTTGGCTTTCAGGCTTTGGAGTGGCTTTAGCTCATCAAGAAGCTCTGTATTCTTTGTGGTCAAACCACCAACCGCTTTTGTTACAGCGGCGCTTGATAGTGCGTCCAGTTGCTTTTGTGCGTCTGGGTTCTCTTTTAGAAATTCTGCTAAGTCCATTGCTATGATCTCCGATCATTTAAGGGCACCGCCCGTTTATGCCGCTGCACCAAAGACCTGCTTCCAGGTATCGGCTTCACGTACTCTCAATTGATCCAGGGTTAGCGATCCACCCCTTCGATCAACAAATTTGTCGACGTCCAAACCGCCATCCAAAAACAAGCGGCCTTTCTTCTGTCCTAGGGTGTCTAGTACAAACCCTTTATTTTGTTTTCTTAGCCATTCCCCATAGCTGATATCGGCGGGGACTTGGCCATCCATGCTAGCCCTTGTGCCAGCCGGCGCTTCATCGAGATTAATGCCAAGCTCTCGCCATGACTTAACAATGAAGTTCATAATCGAGCGGCAACCAATATGCGCGGGGGGCCGTGGGCCTTCATCAACCTTGTAGACGTTTTTATCTCTGGATTGGCAAATGGGTGTAGTGCGCCCGTCCAAAGTAGAAAGCCACTGCATAGCCTTGATAGTGTCGCCATTGGCTTTGCCTAGCTCGTCGCGTGAATGGTTCGATACATGGTTAACAGCCGTTCTAACAATGGCCTCTGCTTGCCGGTTGGTCTGATTGATTCGGCCCCTAACCCTCGCAACAATGGTCCTTATAGGCTCACCCTCGACCATACCGATATTAATTTGCTGCTTAATAAACTTAAGGTCTGCCGCTTTAAGGTCTCCCGCCCACTGCCTGAGCAATCGCCCCCTGAAGGGTCTAGCCTCTACCACTGAGCGCAGCAACGCCCTGGAAGGCGCATCAAGGGCGACCGCTACCGGTATAACCTCGGTTAATAAGCTGGATTGAAAGCCCACCTCGTAAGACGCCAACTCCACTAGTTCGTCTTTCAGTAAGGTCTCGAAGTTTATGAAACCAATCCGCCGAGTTTCAGCGATTGACCCTAAAAGTCTCTGTAATCGTTTCGCGGTTGCTGGGCTTATGTCGTAGCCCCTTGCGGTAATCTTTGTCAGGCTTGATTCGATCTGCGCTATTAAATCTGACTCGGTATTTGTGAGCATTCTTAGCGCCCTGGCGGATAGTCCAGAGCTAAACCGCTGCGTGTAGACCGCGTGGGATAGCTGCCTATCTAACAGCGATTCGTTAACGCTCACTCAGTTTCTTCCGGTAGGTTTGCGACCTCATCCCCCATAGCGTCCTGCATTTCTTCAGCCGTTAATTTGGTTCTAAGCCCGCGCGCCTTCATCTCCTCAACGTACACCTCATAAGGTATAGCTTGGAGTGAATAGGCTTTGAGTAAGTCTTCAGCGGACATTAGATTAGGATTGTGTATAGAGAAATCACGGTAGAGAGTGACTTGTGGCGACTCTGTGCCCTGCCCTCTGAGTAAGTCGGTGTACTTAAAAGCCTGATCTAAAGCAGATTCAAGGTTGCTGATAATCCCATGTAGTACGCTGTCGCCCTTAGATTCCTTAATGGTCTCCTCGGTTGCGGTCTTTGAACCAGCGGCTTTACGAAACATCAACTGACCGCCCAATGACTCCATCTCATCAACAAGGCGCTCTACATCAGCTTGCCCTTGAACAATCGAACCATCACCGGACAGCTCAACCCACTTGAGATCGCCTTTTTCTGACGATGCCGTAACGATTGAGCCGGTGCTGATCTCGCCGGTGGGCTTGCCCTGCTCGTCTTGGGGTAGGTCAACCGCCTTGGCAAAGAGTATGGGAATGCGGGCAAGATGCAGGATGTTGCGCTGGTCACTGGAACTCTGCCAATGCTCTATATTTTTTTCAGCCAATGGCTTAAGGGGTAGCTCTGAACTCATAAACAGGGATTTATCAGCCTGAACTGGAACCAGAGTAATTACACCCGAAGCTCTCAAGCCGCTGTCAGTAATAACCCACTCATCAGACTGCTCACTAACCTTGCGCCATACCTCGAACCGATCTGGGTAGGTCACACGTACCTGATCAACCCACTCCTCCCCAAAATCCTCAAGCTGCTCAATAGCGCGCTCTCTGACCCGTATACGGACAAGGGTTTGAACGCCATTGATCACATCAATATCCCACCCTATTAAGTTCTCCGCGTGTACGTGAGTCCAATAGGGCCGAATACCTTGGTCGATCTCATCTTGGCGTGAGGTAGGTTGATCAGGGTCAATCACCGGGGCGTCAACGAAAATAAACGTGATGCCTTTGGCGAGCGTTTCCCTGAGTAAGTCTTTAGCGAATGACTCTAAATCTACACCCTGCTTATCGACGTCCTGATTGAACGCCTCATAGAACTCTTCTACTGGTCCCACACTCACTGGCTTTTCGAAAGGCTTGCCAGACATCGCGCTAACAGTGCTCTTGAACACGTTGTACAGAAATGATCGCCGCACCCGGGCTCTGTATTTCTTGTCACTCTCGCGTTCATTCTTTGGCAGGTAGGTTTCGCCAGCCAAGCGCATTGATTCAGTGCCACCAATCAAAGTATCCGCTTCATCCCTTGCAGGCTGAGCCTTCGTATAGGCGATGTTTGGCGTAT